GTTGGGGATGTGCTGCACAAATTATGTACCCTTATTCCCTCCGAGAAAAACGAAAAATGAAAACACTTGACCTATTCGCCGGCATAGGAGGATTTAGGCTTGGCTTTGAGCGTGCCGGTTTTCAGTGTGCCGGATTCTGTGAATGGGATCGGTTCGCAAGAAAAACATACAAAGCAAATTTCAACACAAAAAAGGAGACAGAATTTCATGATGTTACCCGGGTTGCAGATGAGCAGTGGAGGCAGCTGCGAGGAAAGGTTGACATCATTACAGGAGGATTTCCTTGTCAAGCGTTTTCCGTGGCTGGCAAGCGAAGAGGATTTGAAGATACACGAGGTACACTCTTTTTTGAAATACTTAGAGCGGCACGGGCTATCATGCCCCGCTATCTGGTGCTCGAAAACGTCCGAGGGCTACTCTCTCACGGAGGCGGGGACACTTTTCAAACTATCCTCTTGGCACTGTCTGAATTGGGGTATTTTGTTGAGTGGCAGATTCTTAACAGCAAGAATTTCGGAGTGCCACAAAACAGAGAGCGAGTGTTCATTGTTGGACATCTTGGAGCCGAACCCCGACAAAAAATATTTCCTATCACAAGAGCAAGTGGACAAACTATTAAGCAACTCGTAGGAGGTCCACAAGGATATCGTGTATATGATCCTGCAGGAGTTAGTGTTACCTTGGCAAGTCAAGCAGGGGGCATGGGAGCAAAGACAGGGTTGTATGCGGTGCCAGTTCTCACGCCAGACCGAGCAGAAAAACGCCAAAACGGTAGACGCTTCAAAGAGCCAGGAGAGCCAATGTTCACTTTGACAGCACAGGATAGGCATGGGGTTGCAATCATCAATAAAAAAGGGCAGTTAAAAAAGAAGAATACTAAAGACCAGTACGCAAGCACCTTAACAGCTGGAGGACACAGCGGAGGCAATCATTCTGATATGGATTTGATATTGGAAAAGTTTCCCTGCATCCCTAACCCCGATGGCAAAAGCAAAACTATTCGAGCAGGTGGACGCAGTTCTTACACTAAAAAGCACTGCCACGATATAATATATGATGGCATAGCTATTCGCCGGCTGACTCCACTGGAATGCTTTCGCTTACAGGGCTTCCCGGATGCGCATTATCACAATGCACGGCAGGCAGGTATGAGCGATCATCAACTGTACAAACAGGCAGGCAATGCGGTTACGGTTAATGTAGTTTACGAAATTGCCAAACGAATAAGGGAGATTGAAAAATGAAGCTACAAGACATAAAAAACCCAATTTTGCGGGCGCAGATTGAAGCAAAACTTGTGGGGCAAAAGCCGACTAAGACCGAGGCAAAACTAAAGACGAAAAAGACAACAAGGCAAACAACGCCAAAAGAGCCAAACAAAACTGAGGCACGGTTCAACCGGGAGGTTCTTGGCGGGGCAGGAATGTATGAGGCAATGACATTCCGCCTTGCGGGTGGCTCAAGATATACGCCAGATTTTATCACTTTTGACGGGCAAAAAATAACCGCCTGGGAAGTCAAGGGAAGCTATCGTTTTCACTCTCAGGGCAGGGCGTGGACGGCTTTTCGAGAATGCCGGGCAAGATTCCCGTTTATCAAATTCCGTTGGATGACGCTGAAAAAACATGGATGGCAAGAACGGAATTAGAAAAACGGTTCTCGCTTGAGGATCGGCAAATGAAACTAAACTTTAAAGAAGGAAAAACATGACTAAAAAAAAGCGCAAGAAAAGACGAGGGGTAAAAGATATAACTCATGATGAAATAAAACAGATGCACGAACTATCGCAGACGGGAACACCAGACTACATGTTGGCGAAAATGTTCAACACAAACTCAACCGCTGTAAATATTCTGTTGGCAAGAGTTGCGCCAAATGGTAGGATTATGAACACGCCTTACGGATGAGTTGAAAAAACAGAATTGCCATTGGACTTTTAAGCATAACAAAAGGAACAAGGACAAGATGAGAACTATAAAAAAGCTGATAAAAACAACTATGTATATCCTGCTCTACCCCGTGAAGCTTATTGCTTTCTTGGTTTGGGCGGCTTGTGGAAGCGTTGCGATAACGTGGGCAAGAATCAAAAGCGTATGGGTAGAATTTGACTTTTAGGGCAGTTGCGTGTAATACTGTTGCTTGAGAACTCGACCAAAAAAACAACAAAAAAACCCCTGCTGTTTTGCGCGAGGATAAATCAGTATTAAAAACTTGTCAAGCACAATAATTATTGCAACGTTATTAGGAGGGCGACACGATGGTGAAAAAGACAACAGACAAAAGGGCAACAGCTAAAAAAGCAACGCCAAATAAAAAAACTACAAGCAAGGCAAAAACGCCAAAAACTAAAGCTGTTCGTACACCTAAAACAGTTGAAGAAATACGGCTGAACAACCTTGTGCCACAATCGGAGCGAACAAAGGAAGAGCAAAGACGTATTGCAAGAATGGGCGGAATAGCAAGCGGGGAAGCAAGAAGGCGCAAGAAATCCATGCGAGAAAGCGTGATTGCGATTTTGTCAACCCCGATGCAAAAAGGTGATGTTGATGAAATAACAACACTGCGAGATGCCGGGAAACTCAACTTAACTGGACAAGACGCAATAATCATGGCGCAGGCGATCAAGGCGGTTAAGGGAGACACAAAAGCAGCGGAGTTCTTAAGAGACACGGCGGGAGAAAAGCCCGTTGAACGGTTTGCCGAGGTTGAAGAGACTCAAGACGAAAAGACGCTTGATGAATATCTTGCAATTGCGCAAGGCAAAACGGCACACAGCGAAAAAGCAAAAGCAAAAGCGCAGAAGCCAAAGACCGAAAAGGGGAAATAACCCTTGCCCGATTATCGTACTAGACTACAGGCGGCAAAACAGGCGGCGATTCTGAACGCAAGAACCGACCTGCTGGCTTTCATGCGTTATTGTTGGTGGGGCGGACGCAACAAGCCATTTTTAATCGGGCGGCACACTCAGCTAATTTGCGACAGAATCACCAGGGCAATTGATGACTACGAAAACGGAATTGATACAAATCTTATAATCATCACGCCGCCCAGGCATGGCAAAAGCGATATTGTATCCCGGGCTTTGCCCTCCTTTTTTTTGGGGCGTTGCGGATACAGAGATCCCGATGTAATAATGTCGACCTACGCTTTGTCGCTGGTAGAGGGGTTTTCGGAGGACAATCACCAACTGATCGAGTCGCAACGTTATCAAGAAGTTTTCCCAAACACGAGACTCGGCACACAACGCCGGGACAAGTGGGGCATTGAAGGACGCCGGGGAATTGTGACGGCGCAAGGGATTGGAGGATCAACGACTGGAAAGGGCGGCGATCTGATTGTGGTTGACGACTATGTGAAAGACGCACAAGACGCCGCAAGTGAGGCGAAAAGAAATACGGCTTGGGACTGGTTTCAGACGGTAATCTCAACACGGCGGGCGCCTGTTTCTATACTGATTTTATGTTGTACGGCTTGGCACGTTGACGACTTGCGGGGGCGTATTTATCAACAAATGGAGAAAGACCCGAAGTTTCCGCAGTTCGAAACATTGCTGTTGCCTGCACGAAATGAAGACCCGGAAGACGGTTGGAAGTATCTTTTTCCAGAACGGTTTTCTGCTGATTACTATGATTCACAACGGGCGGTTTTGGGCGAACACTGGGCGGCGGCAATCCTTGACGGAATCCCGGTATTGCGGGGCGGCAACCGTTTTGACGTGACAAAAATCAAATACCATCACGACCTATCGGAGTGGAAACAGCTCAAGGAACACCGGGGATGGGATTTGGCAAGCTCAACAAAAGAGCGAGACAAGGGGGATCCTGATAGAACTTGGGGCGTTCGTGGAGCCGTTGAAGAGGTTAAAAACGAACACGATATGACGCAGTATAACCTTTGGATATCGAGTTTGGACATGATTCAAGCAGAGGCCCCGGGGCGTAATGCGTTTATCCTTGACGTTGTCAGGCGAGATGGTGGCGCCGTGTCTCAACACATTGAAGCTTTTGGCGGGTACAAAGATACGTATACAGCATTCCGGGATTTGCTCAAGGGCGTTTGTCGTGTAAGAAAATCACAGTTGCCGGGAGACAAAACCGCAAAGCTGACACCGCTTGAACCGATATTTGACGCTGGGAATGTGAATATCTATATGCCGGGATGTGAAAAGCACCTTGACATGTGGCTCAAGGAATTTAAAGAGTTTCCGGCAGGCACTCATGATGACGCCTGCGATGCAACTGTGATAATGTTTGAGGCGGCGAGAAAAAAAGGAGGAAGTGAGATAATATGAAAATAACAAACAAGAAAATAACGGAGTTAAAGCCGTATGAAAACAACCCGAGAATAAACGACCATGCCGTGGAAGCCGTGGCAAACTCAATAAAGGAGTTTGGCTTTAAAGTGCCATGCGTGATTGATAAAAACGGCGTAATTGTTGCAGGGCATACCCGTGTAAAGGCTGCGAAAAAGCTGGGAATAAAAACAGTACCTTGCGTTATTGCTGACGACTTAACCGAGGAGCAAGTCAAGGCTTTTCGGCTGGCGGACAACAAGACCGCAGAAATTGCTGAATGGGATTTTGACAAGTTGGCGGGAGAGCTTGTGGAAATAGAGCGGGACATGGCGGACTTCGGCTTTATCGCTCCGCTCCTTGAGGGAGAAGAAGAGTTTTATTCGCAAAAGATTGAGG